CCCCACGAATATACACGCAAGACTCTCCGGCGAACGCCAGCAGCGTCTCTGTCATACTCGTGGCAGCATCTTCGAAGCCAGTCGTCATTGCAGACCTCAGCGTGCGTCAGGAACAAGTGCAGCCTGAGCAGCACCCAGCTTCGTCAGCCCGGTGACAATCCAGAACCCGCTCTTCGTGTAAACGCACGTGTAGAGTGCTTCGGCAGTCAATGCCAGTTCATTCGTTGCGCCGACCACGACTTCGTTCACCTTGTCCGCAGCCACTGCAGAAATCAGCTCGCAGGCGGTTGTGCCCACAAGGATTCGCAGCACCTGCCCAACATAGCCAGCAGGCAGGCTGATCTGCTTGTCGGCGTTGTCGCTCGTGACGGTGACATAGGATGCCCCGGCTGGAATCAGGCCGGTCGTTGCACCGCCGGTCGTTGCTGTGACGCTGACCGCTCGATCCGGGTAGGGTGCATTCAGCATCACCTGCCCGAGATTGTCGCCGCTTGCTGCGGTCTTTGTGCAGACGCCCATGTACACACCCGGACCGGTCTGATTCGCGGCACCTGTTCCAGCGTCGCCGCTGTCCGGATTGCCGGTCGCGTCCCAGTACACGGGCTGCCCGAGCACCCAAGCTGCCGTGGTTTTGGGCACATCGTACAGCCCTTCAAGCGCAACTGAACCCTTTTCGCTGGCTGCCAGATCCGTGGGACTGATGCCCACAATGCCAGCCTGCACAATCACATCTCCACCGGTAACGGCTGCGGCTGGAGTGTAATCCAGTGCCCCATCACTACTGACCAAAAACGCCGGAACCTGTGCCATCTGTATATGCTCCTGAATGAATTCAATTTGAAAAGACCCGGCAGCCACTGCTGCCGGGATTTACTCACTCGCCGCCTGTAATCAGGCAGCACCCTTTGACTTGATGCCTGCCAGGTATTCAGACTGCGAACAGCCGAAGTCATGGTAGCCACGGAACTGAATGCCCAGCGTGTTGAAATCGGCGTCAGCAGATTCAACAGTCGGGCTTCGCTGCCCATTCAGGAACGATGTCACCACAGGCTTCAGCGTGTCGCCGAACAGGTACCAAGCTGTGGAACTGTAACCGCCACCATACACCGAATCAGACAGTTCAGATGCAACCACAACGCGGTACTTGCCCGCGTGAATGTTTGCGTCTGCAGCCTTCACGGCAGCCAGATTGCGGGCCACATACAGGGCTTCTGCAACGGCTTCCAGCTCCGGCGGAACCAGCAGTTTCGTTGCACGTCCGCCCAGCGTCATGCGGCTGGTTTCTTCGGCACCAGTCACCAGCGGAGACTTCCTCTGACGGAACGCCTTTACGCCAGCACTCAGGCCAACGCCATCGGTTCCGAGGTTGGTTGTGCTGCCTTCGATGTAGTTCGTCCGGGCACTCGTCCAAAACGTCGTGTGGTTGCTGAGGAACGTGGTCCACACAAGACGATTCAGACGACGCGCTGCGCCACGTCCGAGACGTACACGCAGGTCGTCGAACGCCCCGAGGTCATCGTTGATGATGTCGCGGCGCGTCAGGCTGAACATCTTCGCGTAGGTGTCAGCAGATCGTGTGTCTTCGCTGATCTTGCCGTGCTTCATCACGCCGCCCGGCCCCAGTTCCTCGTACTCCATTTCGTCGTTCAGGCGATAGGACGTGTGAGTCTTGAAGTCCGACACGCTCTTCACGTCTGAGATTTCTTCCCAGTTGTTGTCCTCTTCCTCGAACCCGGCAAGCAATTCCTTGTTTGCCAGATTGCTGAAGATGCCCGGCAGACTTACTGTGCTGAAAGCGGCCTGCAGATTCTGACCGCTCGCGTACTGCAGGGCCTCGCGCAGGTTGCCGTCATGCAATCGGCTGCCCACATGAATCGGCATTCCGTTTGCTGCAGCGGCCTGAATGATCACCTGCTGCAGACCAACACGCCCACGGTACTGGCTGTGTGCGGCCTGCAGTTCGGCGTCCGTGAAATGCTTCTCTGCCTTGTGTCCGCGTGCGACTGACAACGCGGCCTGCAGGATTCGGGTCTGATCCCCGTTGCCCTGTGCAGCTGTGAATGACGTCGGTCGCGTGCGGCTCTGTGCAGTCTGCCGCTTCAGTGCTTCCAGTTCAGTCTTCTCGACACTCCAGCCCTGCTCAATTGCAGTGGCTGCGATGTCATGGAACCCACCAGCAGCGGCATTGATTGCGGACGCTCGGCGATGCTCAGCAGCCAGACCCTGGCGGAATCCGGCCATCAGATCCACCTGTGCTGCAGCGGCTGCAGTGGTTGGTGCCACGGCTGCCATCGGCTCCGGCTTTTTCTCCGGCATGCCGTCGGCAGCAGCAGCCACCTTCATTTTCGCGGCGTAGGCGTCCTGCAACGCGGCCTGCTGTTCCGGATTCATGGTGCTGGAATCCAGCCCCAAACTCTTAACCCAATCCTCAAATGACATAACCAGCCCTTTCGATGCTGCGGCTGCGGATGCAGCCAAATTGACTGACGTGCTCGAATCCGCACCAAGCGGCAGTATCGAGGTCTCTTTCAACACACTCTTCACAGCCAATACAAACGGCCCGGAAATCTCCTGGCCATTCACACTGACAACCTGACCCTCAGGGACTTCCACAGACTCCAGCACACGCGCCCCGATTGACGCCTGCCAAGTTTGCCCGGCTGCATCCTGTGCCAGCACAGTCTGCACCAATGGCGACACACCCGTGACCAGTCCGGCCAGTGTCAGTGTCTCGCCTGTGTTCGCGATTGTTTCCGTGATGCCCAGTGTGGCCTCAACCTCTTTGCGATGATCAATCAGAATCGGGATCTGGTTCGGTGTCTGCAGCCCCTGCAAGTCCACGACAACCGGATACTCAAACCCATCGACCGGCAGCAGACCGCCGTTGTACGCCTCAATCTTAAACCGTCGCGGTTTTGCGCCGTCCGTTGCCTGCAACTGTAAACGCTGCGTAATGTTGATGTTCTTCATTTTGCGGCCCCACTATATGCCAGATCCCTAACGGCTTCTGCAGGCATGTCAGATTCCACGCCGTCCGGATCGGTCACCGTGTATGACGTGACAAACTTTCCCTGCTTCAGTGTGGTTTTGGCTTTCCCGAGTTTGTAGCCCATTTGGTCGAGGGCTTGTCCTGTTTGCTGTATCGTCGCCTTGGTCTTGTTCTTCGGCAACGCAACATTGTGGGTGGGTGCCGTTGCTGTGCCTCCACCTTTGCTGCTACCTGAATTGCCGCCGCCCGACGCTCCGCCACCCTTGCCGCATTCATTGCCCGGCTCAAACCCACCCGCACCCGTTCCGCAGTTTGCTGTCACTGACACACCGCCTTCTGCGTCAACCTCGCGAGCGTTCTGCAACTGCTCATATTTTGACCGTGCCCAGGTCTCGCCAGCATCGCCGCCCCACAGTGCCCACGCAATGCGGCCATTGCTCGGGAATCCATCTTCGCCGGGTGAAAACCCTTCGGCCTTTTTGTTGCCTTCGTGACGGGCAAAGAACCGCACCATGCTCCCCACGGTCTCAGGCGACAGGCTCTTGCCGTTTGCAATGTCTCGCGCTCGTGCAATGCCTACGGGCGTGCCTCCGCGTCCGTGCTCCTTCCGCCAATCCAACCCGCGCTGTGCTTCCTCTTTCATGCCCTCTGACGGCGTCAAGTCCACGTCAGACAGTGCGGCCATGATGTCACCGTCTGCCGCGTCAACCTGCTGCAATTCGTCATCCGTCACACCGCTTCCGAGTGCGTCGTCAATCAGTGCCCGAGACCTCTCCGGACTCAGCCCGATAGACTGCAACGTCTGGTCTTGCTGCGTGGCTGCCGGTGTCTGCTGTGCCACGTTCGCAAACGGGGCCAGCATCTGATCAACATTGGACTCTGCAACCAACGGGAAGGCCGATCGTATCAGGGCCTTGGCGGATGCGGCTGGAATCACTCCGGCTGCCACTTGTCCGATGATTGCCACGATACTGCTGACCTGCGCCCCGTTCATTGCCGTGTCAGCAACTGCCGTGCTGGCTGTGGTCACAGTCGTGTCGGTCGGCATACCGGGTGCCTGTGGCGTGCCAGTCACCGGGAACGTTTGCGCGAATACAGCCTTCCGGTATGCGTCCACACTCACCCCGAAGTCGGCAGCCCCACGCACAGACTCCAGATCCCAATCTTTGCCCCTGCGTGCGTGCTCTTCGGTCGGCGTTGCCAGACCGGTCCGCAATCGAATCTCAGCGGCCTGTGCACTCTCAACCTGATCCAGTTCCGGCAGCGGTGGCCAGTGCCATCGGTGTTCAATGTCCGCAATGGCAGGCAGCCCGTTCAACAGCCCCGGAACGAAAACAGCAGACTCCAGAAACCACTGCCACAACCGTTCCACGATGTCCATCTGAATGCGGTTTTGCTCAACCTGTACCTCGGGTTCCCAGACGTTTTTCATGTCGCCTTTGAAGGACGAGAAATTGGCGTCTTTGCCCGTGCCTGCTGCCAGTGTGTACGGCATATTCGTGCAACGGCAAAACGACATCAGGGC